AGCCCCCGCATAGGCACCCCAGGCGAGCTGTGGGAACCGGAAGTGTGGGTCAATGTCCACGCACTTGTCAAAGGTGGCTTCATTGAGTCCACCGACACAAAACCAACACCTGACAAGCCTGCAAAGGCTAAAGTATCCAAGAAAGCGGCACCCGACGCCACCAGCGCCCAGGAGTAGCCATGGCCACAAGCACCTATCTGTCAAACCCAATCGTCACCGTCAACAGCGTCGATTTGTCCGACCAATGCACCGCTGCCACATTCACGCACCGCTTCGATCAGCTCGAGTCAACCGCGTTCGGTGACACAGCCCGCAAATACGTTGCAGGTCTCGGCAACCACGAGGTCACGCTGTCGCTCTATATGAGCTACGCCGCCACCGAAACCTACGCCACCTTGGCGTCATTGGTTGGCACCACCACCACGGTGCGTGTGCAACCAGCAGCACCGCCGGACAGCGCTACCAACCCAGGCTTCGTCCTCACCGGCGCGTTTCTTGCTGAACTGCCCGTCATCAACGCCACCATGGGCGAACTGTCCACCGTCGACGTGACGTTCGTGGGCGGCACATACTCAGTCGATACAACCGTCTAGACATAGGAGTCCCGACATGCAAATAACCATCCGCATTGACCTTGGCGCCGAAACGCACCAGGTCAGCACAAACCTGTGGGTCATCACGCAATGGGAACGCAAATTTAGGCGTAAAGCCAGCGACCTAGCCCAAGGCATCGGTGTTGAGGACTTGGCTTACCTGGCCTACGAGGCCTGCAAAGTTCACGGCATCACAGTGCCACCCGCATTTGACGACTTCATCAAGAAACTGCAAAGCATCGACGTCGTAAGCCAAGAGTCCGAAAACCCTACCGAAGCGGCACCTATCGGCGACAACTAGCAGAACTGTTAGTCACAACCGGCTGGTGGCCGCCTGAAGTAGAATTCACCACAGCAGACCTGGCCACCGTGGCCACCGTCATGAAAGAGCAACGGCGGCGCCTATGACAGCCACAGTGAAAACCGAGGTTGTGGGCGCCAAAGAGGCCGTCAAAGGTTTGCGCAAAATCGACCCCGAACTGCGCAAACAATTCAACCGTGACGTCAAAACCATCGCCGCGCCCGTGGTTGACGCTGCTCGAGGCGCATACCCTGACATGCCACTATTGGGCATGTCGCGTATTTGGTCAGCCGGTAGCCGCCAGCTGTTGCCCTGGTCGGCATCCAAGGCTCGATCAGGTGTTCAGGTCAAAATTGACACCAGCAAGCGCGCCGTGTCCGTCATCCGCATCCAACAGAAAGACGCCGCGGCCAGCATCTATGAACTGGCAGGCAAAAAAGGCACCAACCCCAAAGGCCGCGCATTCATTGACAACCTCGAGGCGCGTTTCGGTCGCGCACAGCGCGTGTTATGGCCGACGTATGAACGCAACAGCGCCGAAGTGACTAGCCGTATGCGCGACACCGTGTTGGCTGCGTCGCGTGAAGTACAGAAAGAACTTGGCTAATGGCTATCTCCATTCCCATCATTAGCGAATTTGACGGCAAAGGCGTACAAAAAGCCGTACAACAGTTTAAGGATTTAGAAGGTGCAGGCAAAAAAGCCCAATTCGCAATTAAAAAAGCAGCAATACCAGCTGCAGCCGCCTTTGCTGGCATAACCGCCGCGCTAGGCGACAGCGTAAAAGCCGCAATGGAAGACGCAGCCGCGCAAGACAAATTGGCGCGACAACTAGAAAACAGCACCGGCGCAGGCGTTCAACAAATCAAGCAGGTTGAAAAACTCATTGGCAAAATGTCTCTCCAGGCTGGCATTGCTGACGATCAACTACGCCCCGCCTACGCCAACCTGGCGCGCAACACCCGCGACCTAGATCGGGCAAACCAATTACTTGCCGTTGCAATGGACATCAGTGCGGCCACAGGCAAAGACCTCGAAAGTGTCACCGTTGCCTTAGGCAAGGCTGAAACGGGTCAATACAACTCGCTCAAAAAATTAGGTATTCCGCTCGGGGAAAACGCGCAACAGTTGGCCGAACTAGTCAAATACCAAAAAATGCTGGCAAAAGCCAATGTTGAGCTGACGCAAGCCCAAGAAGCCATGACCGATGGCGTCACCCCACAAAAAGAAGCAATGGCTGACCTAGCAAAAGCCCAAGAAAAGGTCGCCAAATACCAAGCCATTGTCAACGACCTAAACGTGGCAGGCCTCGACTACGTCATAGACCTAGAAGAACAATTCGCTGGCATGTCAGACACCGCCGCAGCCACAGCTGAAGGCGGCCTACGAAAATTGGCTGTAAGCCTTGACGAAGCAAAAGAATCGCTAGGCGAGGCATTTTTGCCAGTGCTAGAGGAAGCGTTACCGAAGCTGCAAGGTTTTGCCGACTGGGCAAGAGAAAACCCCGAACTATTAACCAAGGTGGCGGCCGGTATCGCTGGCCTTGCTGGTGCCACACTGTTGCTCAACGCGGCTATGGCTACAAACCCGTATGTGCTTATGGCCGCAGGTGTCGGCGCTGTGTACCTGGCGTTTAAGAAACTTGCTGACTGGTATGACAGCGCCCCAGGGCCATTAAAAGCGTTATTCGCGGCAGGCAACATTATTGCCAGCAGCGTGTTTCAAGGTTTTGGCGGCCAGTTCATCAGCAAAGTGTTGGGTGACCTTGGTTTAGGTGGTGGCGGTTCAGCACCTCGAGGCGGCCGTTTGGCCATACCCGCGATGGCTAACGGCGGCATCGTCACCGGCCCCACATTGGCGCTCATTGGTGAGGCTGGCCCCGAAGCGGTTGTGCCGTTAGATCGAGCCGGTGGCATGGGTGGCGTCACTATCAACGTCAACGGTGGCGACCCCGAAGCCGTCGTCAACGCGCTGCGCCGCTACATGAACCGTTACGGCAACATCCCCATCCGCACCACAGCGCCATAACCATGCCAGCCCCGTACACCGGCCAATTCACGGTTGAAACCAGCGATGACGCAGCCACCTGGACAGCCCTGACTAGTTACGTCATCGGCGCGTCAGTCAAAATCGGCAGGCAACGCCTAACTGACCGTTTCACACCGGACATTTGCACCGTCGAGCTATTAGCACCGGCTAACAGTGGCCCTGCCATCCCGCCACGCGGCTATTACCTGCAAATCAACGGCACCAACAAACTGTTTAACGGCATCATCACCGATGTGCGCCGCGATTACGGCATACCGTACAACAGCGGCACAGGCGCGGCCCCTGCCGATCGCATCACCATCACCGCCGAAAGTACGGCGCTGTATTGGTGCGGCCGCGGGTACGCCTCAAGCGTGACTATTACAACCGCTATGGATTTGATTACGGCTGGCACCGATGTGTTTTACGATGGAGTTGACGCGCTGAACAGCCCGACGTATTACGGCACCGCATTTGACACGTTCATCAGCCAAAATGAGACCTTTAACGGCATTGTGCTGGATTACCTCAATAGCCAGGCTATTTCGGTTGTGGGCCACATCACAAACCGTGGTTTCAGCCCCGCGCCTACGTTGTGGGCCAATGGTGAGCGCCTAGACGAGAACTACGTCAATTTCAAAGACAGCGGCAGCCAGTCAAGCGGTAACTATTTTTACGACCAAATAGAGTTTTTGGCCAGCGATGACAATAGCTACACTGAAGTGCGCGTCGCGTACAACAGTGCGACCAGCAACGCCGTGGCACAAACGGGATCACAGCCATTTGCCTCATACAGCACCAGCAGCGTGTTAGAAAACCTAACAGACGCGCAACAAACGGCCGACGTTACGTTGGCAGTGTTAAGCCAAGCCCAATACCGGCCCTATCGCATATCGACTGACAGCCCATTGCTTGGCAGCGCCGATTTACCTAATAAAACCAATGATTACAACCTTGTCGGCACCGCCTGTGCAGTGACGTTTCGCGGCACCACCTACAACATGGTTATCGAGGGCTACACAATCAGCCAAGACACCGAACAGGCCCGCTACACGTTTTATTTCAGCCCCGCGCTCAATGCGCCGCTTATTTTGGATAGCACCACTTTTGGCATTTTGGACACGAATACACTAGGCATCGGCTAGGAGACATTATGGCAACATTTGGCACATTCACGGCGGGGCAAGTATTGACCGCTGCCGAACTAAACGCCGCAGGAACATACACGGCTTATACACCGACCTACACAAACGTCACAGTCGGCAACGGCACTAGCGCGTTCTCTTACATGCAATTTAACAAATTCGTGCATGTTGAGGGTCGTTTTACGCTTGGCACAACGTCGGCAATCACTGGCCTCATCACAATGAGTTTGCCAGTCAATGCCAGCAATACATACAACCGAACACTTGGCACATGCAGTTTTACAGACGCTGGTATTGCTTCTTACCCTGCGTTTCCGAACTTAAAAGACGCAGACGAAGTGTATTTGTTTGCTATAAACAGTGCAGGCACTTACACAGTCGAAGCAGCTAGCAGCGCAACAGTTCCGTTCACTTGGGGCAATACGGATTACTTTGCCGTCAGTTTAATTTACAGGGCCGCCTAATGACGCTTGCTAACCCACCTAAAGCCCTTATCGCCCTAGTCGCGCTTATCCTCATCAGCGGCCTTATGGCCATTGGCGCCATCACAACCGAAGCCGGTATTCCGATTTTCACCATGATTGTCGGCTACGCCATCGGCAACGGCATGGCCGCTAAAGCTGGCGTACCCGTCGACCCAATACTGAAAGCAAAAGAATGATTAGCACCAGTTTCACCGTCACAACCACCCCACAAAT